ACAGGCATAAAAACATATCCTTCTGAAGAATTAAGAGATATATCAATCTTTCATACCTTTACATTTTCGTCAGAGGAAAAATACAATAAATTTAGGACAGCTTTAAATATGAAATTTAATACAAACTTACCAAAGGTTACCTTGCCAGAAAATGAAGGTATCGGTGGAGCAATTGCAGGCGGACTTGCAGGCGGTATTATTACAAAAACACCCGGAGGCGTAGCAACTGGTGCCGAAGTTGGCAGCAACATTCAAGATTACTTTACTAAAAAAGAAGGTGTCGATCCCGGAATGGCTAAACTTTTTAGCTGGAAAGCCGAAGTGTTGCAAGCATATCCTAACTTGGCTAAACAAATTAAATTCTTAAGCAAACCAGACAGTACAATTTCTGCAGAAATTCCTGGAAAGGATCGCTCGTATGGTGTATTTGATCTTAGCACAGAAGAAGGTGAAGTATTAGGAGAAGCAAAACAGAGATTNGATCCCAAATGCTGGAAAGGATACAGAAAGGCCGGTACNAAAATGAAAGGNGGTGTTCGTGTTAACAACTGNGTTAAAATNGGCGAAGGATGGGANCAGGTANTGTCAGAGGCNGTNAATCGACTTGGAAAACGCCAATGACTTTAGACGAACTGAAAAAACTTGCNGGAATAGACAGCCANACCCAAGAAATAAATAAGGGTAGTAATATTTCTGTTACTGGTACTGAAAAACAGCGCATTGAACGAGAACAGAATATTAAACCAGGAACAGCTGATTGGTTCAAATTATGGTTTAGTTTACCTAAACTTACCGGGGACCAATATCGTCCTAGTAACACGCCCGCAGGATTCAGAAGTAGGAAAAAGAAATGAAAATTAGAGAGTTACTAGAAGGTAGCGAAAGAAGAGGTAAATTAAGAACTGGATTAGAGGACGGAACCCCCGGCCTGACGATCTATCACAGTCTCTCTAATAATAGCAAACCGTATACTGCCTACAGATTCGGTGTTGCTATGGCCGGTGCTCTAGAACAAGATATGGATCCGCATGGTCCTATTGGAAGTGATTTTGTAGTTATTGATTATACCGAACAAGAAGAAGCTATTAGAAAAGCTGCTGAAAATATCATGGGTATAAAACCTTCTAAGCATACAGGAAGAGGCTCGAAAGAAATGAAAAAAGTTAATACTGTTAGCCCTGTACCCGATAGAAATAAGTTAAGGAAGTAAGATGAAAATTAAAGAAATATTAGAATCAGCAACCGCAGGTGCAACATCGTCTGCTTCTATTGCAACTGTACCTAACCCTCATTTAAGTCCAGGTAAAGCTAGAGGTAAAAAATCTTACACAGGAAGTCCTTGGACAGGTTCTGGTACAAAGAGTCCCCCACAGCCGAAACCCAAAAAACAAAAACCTACTGACAATGCTCTAGATATGAAAACTAGTTTATTTGGAGAGGGTAATCTATTCCGTAGACAAGATGTAGCAGAAGCCGATTTGGTTGTAAGAGGCTTTGGCGGTCCTGCTCCCAAGGTAGGCGACTGGATCAAAGGAAAAATCGACACTCCATACGAAGGCCGATTAGGGCAAATAGAAAAAATTGACCCGGCAAGAAATGTAATGCGTATGGGCCCCGAAGCCGAAGTTTGGTGGAAATCTGCTGCTCGTTCAGAATGGGTACCAGTTAAGTGGTTGGCAAAAATTGGCGGCTCTAGGTTTGCTGAAGGTGTGGACCAAGATGTTGACACTGTTGTTGTCTACGATACCAAAGGCAAAGTGCTTGATAGATTAGATGTCAATACTGCTGCACAAAAATACGGATTTTCAGCACAAGATATTAAAAACCAATTGCGCACACAGGACAACACAACCTTGCGTGGCACCAAAGGACAGTTTACGGTAGGAAAACCTATGGTAAACAAAACCGAATCAGAAGACTTTCAAGGTGTGGCGGAAGGTTCCATAACAAAATCTATCAAGCGTGGATTACAAGGTTGGGGCAGTCCTCAAGACAAGCCTGCCGACATTGTAAAGCGTAACAAGGCTTATGATGACGAAACAGTGCAGCGACTTCGTAAAGCAGCTACTGGCACAGGTCAAGGTGACTACAATGGAAAAGATAAGCACAGCCCTGCGGGTCTTCAGAAGCGTGTATTGGATCGTGAAATTCGTAAACGAGGGTTAGACAAAGAAGGTGTGGCGGAAGCAGAGCGTAACGAAATGGATACGCCTGAATTTCAAAGAGCCCTAGCCAGTGTAAAGAAAAGTGCAGCACAAGGTCCTAAGAAAACTGTTTACGATCCTAAGACAGGCAAATATAAAGTAGTACCAGTTAATGATAAAAAAGAAGGTGCCTACGAATCAAAGCTGATAGATAAACTTAATAAATTGGTAGAAAATCTTGACAGTGCAGAATACAATGACGAAGCAGGTATGGCTGAAAACAATTTGCACACTCTTGCTCGTGCCGTAGAAGGACTCCTCGATACTATTAAGGGTAACGATAATCTTCCAGAATGGGTACAAGAAAAAATTGCCAAGGCAGAAATGATTTTAGTCACCGTTTGGGATTATCTATTAAGCCAAAAAGAACAGGGAATCGATCCGGAAATAACATAATTATGAAACAATTTATCAAACTATAACCCTGGCGTTTCAAGTGAACTCATAAATAAAGTTATGCTAATTTATAAAGTCACTAATACATTAAACGATAAATCCTATATTGGAAAGACTGAACATACATTCAATAAAAGAAAGTCTGATCACTTACGACATGCTAAAACAGATAAAGGATTTGCCTTTCACTCTGCTATTAGAAAATATGGAGAAGAAAACTTTGTCTGGGAAATAGTAGAAGATAATATTATTGATGAAATAACATTAAATCAAAAAGAAGAACACTATATCGCACTCTACAAATCTTTTGGACCTAAAGGTTACAATATGACAAAAGGCGGAGAAGGACAAAAAGGTTGGATCCCTTCTGATGAAACTCGGGCTAAATGGAGTGAACAGAGAAAAGGTAAAAATCCGTGGAACAAAGGAACTGCTAAACCTAAAAAAGTTTTAACTGATGAAGAACGAGCCGCAAGAAAAGCAGATGCTAATCGTCGTAGAAGTAAAAAACTTAGGGGTATAAAAACTTGGAATACAGGGATAGTAGACCAATATGCAACTGCCAAATATAAAGTTACCTACAAAGACGGAACTGAAAAAATAGGAACACGGTTAGATTTAGGTTTACCTAGGTATGTAATAAATTACATGTTCAAGGACAAATGTGGATCTAAAAAATATAATATAAAAACCATAGAACGAGTAGTCGGCGGTCCTATTACAGACGAAAAAGCCAGAGATTAATTAGATCTCTTGACATTATCCATATCAATAAATTATAATAAAGAATAAAGGAGATTTCATATGAGCAGAGCATTCGGCGCCCCTGAGCAAGCTAAAATTAAACAGATTGTTGCAGAAGGTATGACAGTTATGCAAGAAATTCAAGATCTTACAGAAGGTCTAAACGAAACTATTAAAGCAGTAGCAGAAGAGCTAGAAGTCAAGCCTAGTGTAATTAAAAAAGCAATTCGAATTGCACAAAAAGATCAATGGGATCAAGTTTGGAAAGAGTTTGATGATCTTGAAACTATCGTTGATATCAGTGGACATGCTAATCGACTTGATTCACTTTCGCAAAGTAAAGACCAGTAATGGATCAAATTACTAATGCAGTAGCCGGAGTTTGGAGTTGGATCAAGGAAGATTGGAAATCAAATCGTTTTAGATTTGGTGTAGAGGTTTTTGCTTGGGCCATTAGCATCGGTAACAGTATTGTTATGGCCCTAACTGTCCCCGATCCTCCACTCATTATTTTATATCCTATATGGATCGTAGGATGTGCAATGTACGGGTGGGCTGCTTGGACTCGAAAGAGTTTTGGTATGCTAGCTAATTATGTCTTATTAACTACTATTGATTCGATCGGATTGATTCGAATGATTGTTAATCTTTGAAACTAATGGTTATTCAGAAATTATCGAATTGTTTACCGTTGCTTACCATAGGTATGATGATATCTCATATTAAAAATGGTCAATGGAATTACGGTTGGATATCTAATGACAAAATGGGATTTGCACACTGGAATCAGGACTTAGGTAAAGGTGATGCGGCAAATTCTCTCGATATTTCGGATAATTTGCAAGAACCGTTCATAACAGCCTGGAAACATTTACAATCAGAATATTTTCCGAATACCGACCTTCTTAGATGTTATGCTAACGGTCATACATATGGCGTCGAGGGATACCCACATACTGATTCTAGAAGATCCCATGACAAAACTTTGGTTATATATTTGAACGAAGTTTGGAAAAGAGAATGGGGCGGAGAAACTATAATATACGATCAAAACGACATAGTTCATGCCGAATTGCCAAAATTTAATCATGGATTAGTGTTTCCAGGAAATGCATGGCATGTAGCTCGAGGTGTATCTCGTATATGTCCAACTTTGCGAACCACTGTAATGTTTAAATTTTGTCCGAAGGATATAGATAAAACAAGAAATATTATCCAACGATTTTTACAAGAAGCAGGAGTAAAGAATATACCACACCGTAAAGGAAATCTTATGAATCACCTATTACGCACTTACGACATTCTAAAATCGCAAAATTATAGTGATGTAGTGTGTAAAGCAGGAGGATTACATAGTATTTTTGGTACCAATCATTTCAAGCATACGACTATTCAACTAGAAGATCGAAATAAGGTAGAGGAAGTAATCGGAATAGAGTCCACAGATTTAGTAGAATTATTTTGTAAAATTAATCGACCAACTACCTTAGAGGATGCATTAAAAAATAACAGTACAACAATTGAACTAATAAATGGAAAAAATATATCTATCACCCAAGAACAATTAAATAATTTATGTGCTATAGAAGCTGCGAACCTGCATGATCAAGCCGGATTAGATAGATATGCAGGAATTAAAACTTTTTTTAAAGGCTAGATCAGCCACAAGTGATCATTATTGGTATTTGCAAGCCTAAAATTGCATAGGAGAAAATATGAGTTATGTCGACGCCATCTGGGATCGCGACAAGGATGTTATTCGTGTCGTTGAAAGAAACCCGCAAAAAGGGAGACAGTTCCAAGACTATCCCGCCCGTTATGTATTTTANCATCCTGATCCAAAAGGAAAATATCGTTCAATTTTCGGCGATTCATTGAGTAAAGTAACAGCAAAAAGTTTTAAAGAATTTCAAAAAGAACAANGGATTCATAANAGTCAACGACTGTTTGAAAGTGATATCAATCCNGTGTTTCGTTGTCTAGAAGATAATTATCTAGGAAAAGATGCACCTAAACTTAATGTTGCGTTTTTTGATATTGAGACGGATATGCAGCCATATGCTTATCCGTCCGGAACAATNGTCAGTGTTAGACTAAAAAAAGACAAAGTAAAAAAAGAAATTACATTNTTTGAACTTAGCCAAATGGCTGATAAAGATAACTATGAGGTATTTGACGATACTGCCAAATCCTGGGTAGTTCCATCTAAAAGCAAATATCTAGAAGGTGGNCCNGGCTATGCAAGTCCAGATGATCCATTNATGCCNATNACTGCTATTGCTGTGCATCTTCAATGGATGAATACCNTAGTATGCCTAGCAGTGCCACCAAAGACACTCACTATGGAACAGGCNCTCGAACAAGTTAAAGAATTNCCTAATACAATTTTATTCGAAACAGAATACGAAATGCTAGATACTTTTTTAACTCTGATCGAAGATGCTGATGTATTAAGCGGNTGGAACAGCGAAGGTTTTGATATTCCNTANACNGTTAATCGAGTAATNAAAGTTCTTAGTAAAGAAGATACACGCAGATTCTGTCTTTGGGATCAGTTGCCCAAAAAGCGTGAATATGAAAAATTCGGAAAGCAAGCTGTAACTTATGACCTAGTAGGGCGAGTGCATTTAGACAGTCTTGAACTGTACAGAAAATATACATATGAAGAACGACATACCTATCGACTAGATGCCATAGGTGAAATGGAGATCGGTGAAACTAAGACTGTGTATGAAGGTACATTGGACCAATTGTATTATAATGATTTCCGCAAGTTCATCGAATATAACAGGCAAGACTGTTCGCTTCTTAATAAACTAGATCAAAAACTAAAGTTTATTGACCTTGCTAACTCCATTGCTCATGAAAATACCGTTCTGTTGCAGACAACAATGGGTGCTGTAGCTGTTACTGAACAGGCAATNGTTAACGAATCNCANCANCGAGGAATGATCGTTCCTAGTAGGCCCAANCGNGACGAAGNTACTGAAACACAGGCNGCAGGTGCGTATGTTGCATATCCNAAAAAAGGTCTTCACGATTGGATCGGATCAATGGATATTAATTCGCTGTATCCGTCTGCGATTCGTGCCCTTAATATGGGACCAGAAACTATTGTTGGACAATTAAGACAAAATTATACCAAGGCCGAAATCGAATCAAAGATGGCCAAGGGATCTAGTTTTGCCGCAGCATGGGAAGGTAAGTTNGGTTCTAACGAATACGAACTAGTAATGGCACAGGATAAAGTAACAGAGATTACTGTGGATTGGGAAAATGGCAGATCAGATATTCTNACCGGTGCCCAAATCTATGAATTAATATTTGAAAGCAATCAACCTTGGATGCTAAGTGCCAACGGTACTATCTTTACACACGAAAATGAAGGTATTATTCCGGGACTGCTAGCAAGATGGTATTCAGAAAGAAAACTGCTTCAACGAGAATTAAAAGACACCATCGATCTTCGATTAGGTATTGCGCTAGATAGCGAACTACTAGATTTATTATCGAAATAAGGAAGTATATGCAAGCATCTGAAATTAAAAAATTATTAGAAGAAAAGAACATCGAGAAGATTAAAGAGCTTATTAACAGTGGATTCTTAAAAATCGAAGATGGTAAATTAATGTACGCCGATCAAGCATATGCTAAAGATCAAGAAGAATATTGGGACAAGCGTCAGTTAGTTAAAAAGATTAACTTGAACAGTTTGTACGGTGCTATCCTTAACGCAGGATGTAGATTTTTCGATCAAAGGATCGGTCAATCAACAACTCTTACTGGTCGACAAATTGCCAAACACATGGCTTCGAAAATTAACGAAGTCATTACTGGAGAGTACAATCATATAGGTAAAGCTATTATCTACGGTGATACCGATTCGGCATATTTCAGTGCCTACTCAACTTTAAAGAATGAAATTCAAAAGGGCTTACTTCCTTGGGATAAAGATACTGTGGTAAAACTTTACGACACTATCTCGGATGAGGTTAACAGCACATTCCCTCAGTTGATGTTAGATGCTTTTCATTGCCCAAAGAGTCGAGGATCTGTTATTAAAGCAGGGCGAGAGATTGTTGCTATT